TATCTAGTTTGATTAAGAGAAGAAAAGCAAAATGGGGCGAGACGAAAAATATGGACATGTCAATCTGTGATGCTACAGATTTGAAAAATAAGATAATGAAGCAAAAAGCTCCAAGAATGATTGGACATTTATTATCTGTTCACGAGCCATATTTGTTACATAATTGTTGTAGAAATGAGATCGAATCAACCTATAGGCAGTTTTCAGCTAAAACTAGGCCACATAGGAAAACTTTGGCAGATTTTGAAAGTTGGTTTATGAATGATATTGAATTTGGAATGCCAAGGATCTGGAAAGAGATGAAATTAAGGAATGATGTCTGTGATTTTAATGACTGGATTCGCAATTATAGTGGAGTACAGAAGAAACGTTACGAAGAAGCATTTGACGACTACAATTGTAAGTTCGTTTATAAGCAAAAACCTTTGGTTGATCCTAAGAAAATGGATGCACATACCAAACTGGATGAGAAGATTTTTATAGATTATTCATCAACGGCACCTAAAGTAAAAAGTAGAAATATAACTGAACAAACAGATATATGTAAGGTGCTTATGGGTCCATTTATACATAACTTAAGTGATATGTTTAAAAATTTTGATCCATCATTTGGTTCAGGATTGAATTATCAGCAAAGATGTGAAAAATTCACAATATGGAATCAGTCTTTATTGAAACCAAGATATATGTGTATTGATGGTAGCGCTTTCGACGCTACACAATTCGAAGAAATTCAGAATATAGTCGATAAAACTATATATAAGAATTATTTCGAATTAAATAGATCGAACATATATCATTGTGAACCAGAAGATCTATATAAAGTCTTAATGGAAACAACTCAGAAAGTCACAACTAAGAGCTTTACTTACACAATTAGAGGAACCGTCCCATCAGGAAAAATGTCAACCACGTTTGGTAACTGTGTAAGAAGTGCTACTTATGTTAGATATATAGCATCTAAAGTAAAGGGGTTAAAAGAAAACACAAACTATTTCTTCGAGGTTTGTGGGGATGATATTTTTATATTTATAGAAGATAAATACGTAAAATTGTTCGAAGAGGCAGCT